TTGATTTAGATTTCAAAGCATCTGATTCTCATTCAGTAAACATTCCATCTGATGGTATTCGTGTTAGTGACATACATATTTCAGCGTTTACAAACATTACTGCAATGACAGTGTTCTACAACTGAGTAGGCTCATGGCTGAAAAGAAGAAAAAAGGCGAAATGCCTAAACGCAACAAGAAAAATTTCCGTCCCACTAAATCTGGGGCGGGGATGACCAAGGCAGGCGTTGCCGCGTATCGTCGTAAAAACCCAGGATCTAAACTACAAACCGCTGTTACTGGTAAAGTAAAAAAAGGTAGTAAAGACGCCAAGCGTCGTAAATCTTTTTGTGCTCGCTCCGCAGGGCAAATGAAGAAGTTCCCTAAAGCAGCTAAAAATCCTAACTCACGTTTAAGACAAGCAAGAAAAAGGTGGAAGTGCTAGATGGCTATCTCTCGTGCTCAAATGCCTAGTCAATTAAGAGGTAATAGAATGGAAGAAAAAGCAGGATTTACATCTACAGGTGACGATGCAAGAGACCTTGAGATAATTCGTATGGGTAAAGGTGGTAAGACTAAAAAGAAGAAAAAGTCTAAAAGTCGTGTAAATGAAGCAGGTAACTACACCAAACCAGGAATGCGTAAACGATTGTTTAATAGAATAAAGGCAGGGGGTAAGGGCGGTGCACCTGGGCAGTGGTCTGCTAGAAAAGCTCAGATGCTCGCTCAAGCCTATAAAAAAGCAGGGGGTGGCTATAAGAATTGATGAAAGCATCTAGTAAAAGAAAGTTAAACAAAGTTGTTAAGGGTTTAAGCAAAGCTTCAAAAACACATGCAAAACAAGCTAAAACCTTGAAAGGCATAATAGGGAATGGCAAAGCGAAAAGACCCAAGAGTAGGAACAGGTAAGAAACCAAAAGGTTCTGGACGCAGGTTATATACTGACGAGAACCCGAAGGATACAGTGAGAATAAAATATGCTACGCCCGCAGATGCAAGGGCAACGGCAGCAAAGGTAAAAAGGATAAATAAACCTTACGCTCGTAAGATACAGATACTGACTGTAATGGAGCAGAGAAGTAAAGTATCTGGAAAAACGGAGCAAGCAAGGATAGCAAAGAAAGCCAAGGAGAGCTTGAGGAAACAACATGGCGCTAAAAAAGTCGCAAAAAAGTCTTAAAGCATGGACTAAGCAGAAGTGGAGAACCAAGAGTGGCAAACCGTCTACGCAAGGGCCTAATGCTACTGGTGAACGGTATTTACCTTCTTCGGCTATTAAGTCTCTTAGCAGTAGTGAGTATGCAGCTACCTCAAGAGCAAAGAGAAGAGGCAAGGCTTCAGGTAAGCAGTATGTGGCTCAACCTAAGAAAATTGCAAAGAAAACCAAGCGACACAGAAGTGTAGTTACATAGGAAATTATCATGGCAGTAGTAACACCAGATCTACCAGAATTGTTTGAAGAAGCTTACGAACGGGCAGGTCTTGAAATGCGTTCAGGCTATGATCTTAAAACGGCTCGTAGGAGCCTTAACATTTTAACATTGGAGTGGCAAAACCGTGGGCTTAATCTCTTCACCATTGAATCTAATACTATATCCATTTCGGCAGGTACTGCGACTTATACGCTACCTGCGGACACGATTGACATCATCGAACACCAAATCCGCACAGGCACAGGTACAAATCAAGTCGACACCGCCCTCCAAAGGATCAGTGTCGCAACCTACGCCCAACAAACCAACAAAGAAACGCAAGGTAGGCCGACCCAGATCTACGTCCAAAGGCTCCCAACAGAAACGAAAATAACTTTGTGGCCTGTGCCAGATAGCACAACAACTTATACACTTTTTTACTACAGGCTAAAAGGTATAGACGGGTTGTCTTCTGGCATAGGATCTACAGTCACGTCTGTGCCACCGCGCTTTGTACCTGCGTTGGTTTCTGGACTAGCTTATTACATAGCTATGAAAAAACCAGAAGTAGCTGCAAGGGCAGCACCGTTGAAGCAAGAGTATGAGTTTCAGTTTCAACTTGCAGCAGGTGAAGACGAAGAAACAGCATCAATCAAGTTTGTTCCTTTTGATACGTTTATGGGTGGTTAATGAGTTACGCAAAAGGTAAACACGCTTTTGGTTTTTGTGATAGGACAGGGTTTAGATACCCTCTAAAAGACCTTGTACCTGAATATAGAAACGGCGTTAAAACAGGTTTTCTTGTTGGAAGGGATGTTGTTGATCCTGACCAACCTCAAAACTTTCTTGGTAGAATAAAGATAAATGATCCCCAGTCCCTGCGTAACCCAAGACCCGACACATCTTTACTAGCAAGCAGAGCTATATTTGGTTTTGATCCAGTGGGAGATCCTGCTGTCATCGCTACAGGCTCTGTAGGTAGGGTTACTATCACAATAACAGAAACAGACAATGTTGGTGGCGTATCTGCAACAGGTAGCGTAGGATCAGTAACTGTATCGGTAGCAACAGCAGCTCCAAGCTTTGACAGCACAGCAATAACTTTAGACTCTACTACAGACACATTTGACGAGGGATAGAACATGGCTTTACAAAGTGTAGGAATAGGAAGCAGCGCAAACGATGGGAATGGTGACACCCTTCGAGCAGGCGCGACCAAGATAAACGCTAACTTTACAGAGATATATGCAGCACTTGGAAACGGATCGACTCTTACCGATCTTATAGATTCTAATGGTGTTATAGATGTAAGTTCTGGTGCTAATAAGATTGTTTTTTATTACAGCGCATTAAGTGACTTACCAAGCGCGTCAACATACCATGGCGCTGTGGCGCATGTGCATGCGACTGGGGGATTGTATTTCGCGCACGGAGGGGTATGGATTCGACTTAATGACGAAACAACTGGCCCTGTTACTAAGTATACAGCGGGAACAAATGGATCATCTGCATATACTTTTACTGGTCCTGGTGCTACATCTGGAGATAATCCAAATTTTACCTTTTATAAAGGTCATACTTACCTTATCGACAATACAGCTAACGTAGGAAGCCATCCTTTAAAAATAAGAACATCTGCGGGTGGCTCAGACTTTACAACAGGCGTTACAGAAAACTATAATTCAACAACGGGATTGACACAATTTATTGTGCCTCACGAACCCTCCGATACATCTTTGGTGTATCAATGCACAAACCACGGTAGTATGGTGGGTAACATAACTATAGTCTAAAGGAGATCAAAAATGGCTATGAAGAAAAAAGGTTACGCTAGAGGCGGTGCAATGAAGAAGCCCGTCGCTATGAAAAAAGGTAGTAAAGTAGTTAAAAAACGAGCAGGAAACAAACTAAAGATGGTGAAGAAGAACGGAAAGAGCGTTCCATTCTTTGCTGCTGATGGCGTAGGTAAAATGAAAAGAGGTGGCGCTGCTAAAAAAATGGGCGGCGGCAGAATGAAAAAGAAAACCATGGCTAAAGGCGGCGCAGTCAAGAAAAGATATGGCGGTGGTATGAAGAAGAAAACTATGGCTAAAGGCGGCAAGACACGTAGGTAATGCCTTATTTACAAAGTAATATACCGCATTTTAAATGTTGGGTTCGTCGTGAATATACGCATAACCACCAAGCCTATCATGGAGAGTTTCTTCATGCGATGGCAATAGCGGTAACAACAATGCCAAACAGATGCTTGAGTTTTCAAGTCATCTTTACAGGCTGCGAAGCAGATGAGGAAGGCGATGAGAATGTACATGGCGGTGCAATGTGGGCTAGGATGCCTATAACTGCGTTAGTTGCAGATGAGCCATTTGAGGAATGGCCCGAACCTATGGCGGTGCATGACGCACAGCCTTGGGACTGTTCCTCGCATACACATGCTGTGTACGTTCTTGACAGAGCAACTCCTTGTCCTTGGTTAGCCAAGATAGATGGTAATATGTTTCCTGCAAAATATATGTTTACCGTCGATTACGCAGAAAGTGAAATAGCTGACGACCCTGCACAGCATAAACAAAGTCATGTTATGCAGTTACTAGACGCAGGAGAGTGGACAGGTAATATTGTTGCACTCCCTAACAACCGTGTGAGAGTAACACACCCCGCTTGGTTCGAGACTGGCAAAGGTGCACCTGATTTTAAACCTTCACAACATATACACTATTCAAAAAGTGATTTAGACTATACACTGGACGTAAATAGAGTATTTGATAACCTTTATAACGAGGATTAAGCTATGGCAGTACCTAGCCCCAAGAAGACCCCGAAGAATTTAAAAAAGCCTATGAAACCAAAACGTAGGCCACTTAGAGAGTCTCCAAAACCAAAAAAGCGTCCTGATATTGTAGATTTAACGCCACCTGAAGAAGCAGATCAACTGCTTATCCCTAAAGAAAAAGCTTCTGGTGGTAAAATCACTAAGATGGGCATGGGTGGTAAATGTCGTGGTATGGGCGCAGCAGGTCGTGGTGGCGCGTTTACCAGAAACGGATAAGTAGATGAATTACACTGAGTTAGTACAGTCGATACAAGATTTTACAGAAAACAACGAAACGACTTTCGTTGCAGAGATACCTACGTTTGTACGACAAACGGAAGAGTTAATACATCGAACTGTAATGATTCCTGAACTTAGGAAAAATGTTACTGCAAACGTAACATCATCGCATCCTTATGTAGCAAGACCTAATGACTTTCTTGCTCCGTTTTCATTTGCTGTGATTGATTCCAGTAGTAACTACACTTTTCTTATTGAAAAAGATGTAAATTTTATGCGTGAAGCGTATCCTAATGAATCTACGACTGGCCTTCCAAAGTACTATTCAGAGTTTGATGGAGACTTCTCATCTACTAATTCTCCAGGGAACTTTATTCTGGCTCCCACACCTGACACTAACTATTCAGTTCAACTGCATTATTACTATGATCCACCTTCAATTGTTACTTCTAGCACCTCATGGTTAGGTGACAACGCTGAACAAGCGTTGCTTTATGGCAGTTTAGTAAACGCATATGTGTTTATGAAAGGTGAACAAGACGTGCTCGTTATGTACAAAGAGAAGTTTGACGAAGCCATGCAACGTTTAATAATGCTAGGAGAGGGCAGATTAAAGAGAGATAGTTACCGTGACGGTGAACCAAGGGTGGATCTGTGATGTTTAAAATAGACGTAAGTGTTCCTAAAGATGAATCTTTAGTACAAATAAATACAACTCATAACAGGGGTTTGAC